TTCGGGTTACACTTGGGATTTTCCTTTGTTGAACACGGATTTGATGAATAGGTTGGTAATACCTAACAATCAGAAAACATTAACCAAAAGCAGTACAACTTCATTTAAAGCATCTGTTACTGATTATACATATGCATCAGCATCAGCAGTAAAGTTTACAGGTATTACGCTTGGTAGTTTTTCAATAGTTCCAGGCGGTGATTTAATAACTTATGGAGGTGCAAGTGCGATAACTACAAATATATCATTTACCATAAGTGGTCAGATTAATTCTATTGACCCAACAAATGGATATGTTTATTTTGAGTTTATGAAGGGTTTTACACTTATAGCAACTCAAAGCATTTTTGTGGCATATACACCATATTACTTTACAGTTGACTTATCTGTATCTAATCTTATTATTAATCCAAGTGATACTCTTTCTGTTAATGTGGTTATGTCTGGTGCTGGTTATGGGTATAGGTTATATGGAGATAACTTGACAATTGAAACCACTACTCCTACTGATGTAACATTGAATTATGGTGATAGCATTAGGATAAATGATACAATACCAAAGGGAATCTTTCAAAAGGATTTCTTTTCTTCTATTGTAAAAATGTTTAACCTTTATGTATATGAGGATAAACTTGTAGAGAAGAAACTAATCATAAAACCTTTCATTGATTTCTATGATGGAACTCAGATTGATTGGACTGATAAGGTTGACAGAGGAAGCGTTCTAAGGATTAAACCGATGAGCGAATTCACTGCAAGGTATTATGAGTACAAATACAAGCAGGACAATGACTTCTATGCTGAAAACTACCGCAAGAAGTACAATGAGGGGTATGGTGATTTGATTTGGGATAGTGAGAATGAGTTTGTTAAAGAAAAGGATTCTACTGAGTTGATTTTTTCAAGTACAATACTTTACCAGTACACGGGAACTGATAAAATTTATAGCAGTATTTACAAATTATCTAACTCAAACAATGCAGAGGATAAGATGGATTCTGTTATCAGGATTCTTCAAGCAAAGAAGATAACAGGCAGAACATCTTGGGCAATAAAGAACGGAGCGACAACTTTGGCATCATATACTGCCTATGGTTATGCGGGACACGTTGATGACCCATTTAACCCACAAGCGGATATCAATTGGGGAGCAACTAAAGAAGTTTTTTATAATGCTTCAGCAGTAACGGCAGCGAACCTGTTTAATGGTTATTGGTCCGAGTACATTGCAGAAATAACTGACAAGGATAGCAAACTATTGACTTGCTCAGTAAAGTTGAATGAGGTTGATATCTATAACCTTGATTTTAGCAAACTGATTTATATTGATGGTTCACTTTGGCGGTTGAATAAGGTCTCGGATTATAACCCTATGGACTTTAATGTTACAAAGGTGGAACTACTTAAAGTAATTGAATTAACATACGTTTAATATGGCAGAAGAAATTGTAGGTGTCAAGATACAGGTGGATGCTTCCGATATGAATAAATCGGTAGGAGACCTGCGTAAAAAGATAATAGAAACAGAGGCAGAGGTTAAACGTTTGGAACAAGCCTATGGTGAGCAAAGCAAGGAAGCAATTGAAGGGCAGAAACGATTAGCACAACTGCAAGACATCACTAACAAAAAGATTGAGCAACAAAACCAAAGGATTGATGATGCTGCAAAAACTGTTAGTGCTTTGTCTGCTGCTTATGGTGGTGTGCAAGGTGCTTTAGAGTTAACAGGTCTTGCTGGGGAAGATACAATCAAACAACTTGCAAAGATTCAGTCAGCACTTGCCATTGGTGATGCGGTTCAAAATCTTGCAGAGTTTAAAGGTGCAATTAAAAACACATTCAGCACTTTTGCGACTTCAATAAAATCAACATTTAGCACTTTAAGAAGTGGATTAATCGCAACTGGTATAGGTGCTTTTGTAGTTGCTCTTGGTCTTGTTGCTGCTAACTTTGAAACAGTTAAAAAAGTTGTTTTAAATCTAATACCTGGACTTGGAAGTGTTGCAAACTATATCGGAAATCTTGTAAATAAAGTAACAGACTTTATTGGAATTACAAGTGAAGCAGGTAGAGCAACTGAAAAACTAATTAAAGATAATGAGAAAGCAATTAAGGAAGGCGAAAGAAACCTTGAACTCAATGGCGATAAATACGATGAATTTACACAACGTAAAATAAAAGCGAATATTGAATTCTTAAAAAAGCAAAATGAGTTCAAAAATGATGAGCAATTATCAGAAGAGCAGAAGAACATATTTATAAGACAAGCAAGGGAAAAGGCAAATAGAGAAATTGCAAAATCTGATGATGATAGGAATAATGCAGCAATAGAATCAGCAAAAAAATTAAGTGAGCAACAAAAAGCATTACGAGATAAGGAAACAGAAGAAAGGAGAAAAGATGCAGAAGAAAGAAAAAAGATACAAGATGATGCATTAGCAGCAGAATCTAAAGCGTTCCAATTACAATTACAGGCAGCAGACAATAGGACAAAGGCAGCAGAAGAACAAGCAAAACTTGATGAGGAGTATTTAGAGAAGCAATTTGAGATAGAAAATGCAGTACAAGAAAAGCAACAAGAAACATCTAATAAAAAAATACTTTTAGATAAAAAGACTGCTGCCGATGAACAAGCAATCCTTGATGCAAGACTTTCTGCCCAACTTCAATTTTTAAATCAAATAGGTAGCGTTTTTGGTACTTTATCAGGATTATTTGAGCAAGGTACTGCTGCAAGTAAAATTGCTGCTATTGCAGAGATTGGTCTTGGTACTGCAACAGGTTTTATTAATGGTTTAGATATTGCACAAAAGTCTGCAAAAGGAACTGGTCCTGCTGCTGCTTTTGCATTCCCTATATTCTATGCTTCACAGATTGCTGCCGTTTTAGGTGCTGCTGGTAAGGCAAAACAAGTATTATCACAAGTTAAAGGTGGTGCAGGTGGTGTAAATTTGCCATCTGGGGGAGGTCTTGCATCCGCACCCGTAAGTCCACAATTAGCAACAGTAAACACAGTTACACAATTAAATCAAGCATCTATAAACGAGATGGGGTCAGCAGCAGGTAGAGCATACGTTGTGGAATCTGATATCACTAACCAACAGGAAAAAATAATAAGAATAAACCGAGCAGCACGACTTGGATAACAATAGTTTATAAAATATACAAAAATGGAAAAGAATATACCGATTTTCAACTTAGAAATAACCAACGACCTTGAAGATGATGTTGAGGTTGATGTGGTCAGTTTAGTAGACCGACCTGCGATTGAAAGACAGTTCCTTGCATTCGCAGAAGATGAATTTGCAGAATCTTATACCGACTATCCCGAAAGTGCAAAGAATAACGCACAAAGGGCATTGGATTGGGCAGAGAAAAACGGATGGGGAGATTGCGGTGAAGCAACTGGCAAGATTCGTGCTAACCAAATCGCAAAGGGTGAACCCATAACAAGGGATACCATTGCAAGGATTAGCGGATTTAAAAGGCATCAGCAAAATAAAGATGTACCCTATTCCGAAGGGTGCGGAGGTTTAATGTGGGATGCTTGGGGGGGTACTTCAATGATTGAGTGGGCAAGTAACAAACTTAAAAAGATTGATAAGCAGACCTTTGTTATCCAAGATGAGGACCAACAAATCATTAGCGGTCCATTGATGTTGGCAGACACCCCAATTTACAGAAACGACCACAACGGGGAATATTATGTGGTATTTACAAAGGAAACGATAAAAAAGATAGCACAGAGGTACTTTAAAAAAGGGTATCAAGCAAACGTGAATCTTATGCATGATTCTGGGCAGTCCGTTGAAGGAGTTACTATGTTTGAATCATTTATCAGCGACAAGGTTAGGGGAATCCAACCTATGAGAGGGTTTGAAGATGTACCTGATGGATCTTGGTTTGGGTCTTTCAAAGTAGACAATCCCGAAGTATGGGCAGAAATTAAGGCAGGAAATGTGAGGGGATTTTCCGTTGAAGGGCAGTTTAATTATAGGAAAACAGGAGACAAAAAGATTGAGCAACTTTGGGAAAATGTCCTTGAAGTGCTATCTAAAGTTAAGTAGCATTTTTTCATAGCGTTTGGTCAGGCGGGTGTTTTCACACCTGCCTTTTTTGTATATGGTACATTGAGAAATGCCTACTATTTATTACTAAAAGTTATTATGACAACTTTGGAAGCAATTAATAAGATTAAGCAAATGTTCGCAGAAGCAGGAGAATTGCCTGTCGCATCTGCCGAACCAATCCAATCTTTTGCGGAATATGTCCTCAAAAGTGGAGCAAAGGTTATGATTGATAAGTATGAAGTTGGCGGTAAGGTTACACTGGTAGATGATATGGGAAATGAAGTTCCTGCACCTGCTGGTGAACACGAACTTGCTGACGGTTCTATTATGGTTCTTGATGAAAATTCCATCATTACCGAAATTAAAGTACCTCAAGCAGAAGCACCAGAAGCACCTGAAGTTGAGGTTGAAGTTGCACCTATTGCAGAGGATATGATGAAGAAGAAGATTGATGAAATGCAAAGGCAACTTGATGAGATTAAGATGGCATACGATGCCAAACTTGCATCTCAAGAGGCAAAATTCAGTAAGGGTATGAGTGATATTTCAGATGTGTTGGTGCAACTTTTAAGCACACCATCTGCAAATGCAACTGAAGCACCCAAAGAAAAGTTTAATCAACACGTAGAAAAGAAAGAAGACAAAATCAGTCGCTTTCTTGAATTTGCAAAATCAATTAAGTAAAAATATCTCAAACAATAAAAATCAAATAAAATGAGTTTTTCAGTAGGAACATTGGCAGCATATACAAAAGAAAACGAGCAACTGCTTGTATCTTCTTCTGTACTTGGCAGCAAAACCGCATCCTTGATTAAGGACCAAGGAAACGTTATGGTAGGTGTTAAATCTGCCGAGACAATCAACATCATGGACACCGATGCAATCTTCCAAGATGGTTCATCTTGCGGATTCAACGCATCAGGT